CTGCTGTGTTGGAATAAGTGTTGCTGAGTTAGAAGCCATGTTGTCTTCATCAACAAAAGCTGTAACTGTAATAGTACCATCTGTGATACTACCATATGTTAAAGTGTTAATAGTAGTAGCGTTAATTGTACCGCCTTCTACTTTATCACCAGAGATTTGATTATCTGCTAGTGTTAGTGTACCTGCTGAAACATCTAAAGTTTTACCAGAGCCTACAGTAATGTTAGCGGCATCTATCGTACCACCGTTAATGTCTGCTGTATCAGCTACAAGGCTGTCAATGTTTGCAGTACCATCAATATATAAGTTTCTCCACTCTTGTGTAGAGCTACCAAGGTCATAACTATCATCATCATCAGGAATAATATTAGAGTCTACATCAGCACCAAACACAACATTGTCAGTAGCCGCATCACCCATAGTGATTGTGCCACCGTTAAATGTAGTTGTACCTGTTACTGTTAAGTTACCACCAACTCCTAAGTTACCAGAGATATCTGCGTTGCCATTCATATCAATAGTTGTAGCGGCAATTTGGATTTCGGTATCGGCTACTATATCGAGTTGTCCATCAGTGCTAGAATTAATATAAATTGCTGTGTCTCTAAACTGTACCTTTTCTGTTGTTGTAAGCAATAGGTCATCTGAGAATTGAAAGTAATCCTCATCTTCCATCCAACTTAAAACACCATCGTTAGAGTTAGCGTTAAAAGTAATTACAACATTGTTGTCTGTGTTAGTACCAAATACTAAAGCATTGCTAAACAGATTTGAAATTGGTCCACCATCACCTGCGGTAGAACCATCATGGGTATGTCCTGTTGCTACATTAAAAGCATTTACTAGTTGGTTAAATTCGTTATTAAATAGTGCCGCCGTAATTGTATCGCCATCACTAAACGAACTCTGTCTTACATAAGTAGCCATTGATTATCTCTCCTATTGTCTTCCTGATGGTCTATAATTTACATACAAACCGTTAATTGCATATGGTGCATTTGTGTCTGCACTAAATATTTTAAAAAAGTTACTGTGTCCACTACCTGTTAAAGCTTGCCTTACAAGAGGCTGTTCTGTTGCACCAAACTTTTGAGCACCAAACAAAGCTAATCCAAAAATAGCAGGTTCTGGTATTTCTGTTAGCACTACGTCAGCAGGTTGTGGAGTATCTAAACTGTCGTAATCAAATCTAACTCTTAGTGTTGGCTGTGCATCTCCTTCTGGAGTAAATGCAATTTTAGCATAATCTAAAGTCTTAAGAGTTCCTAAGTCTCCATAATCATAATCTGGAGATTGATACTCTGCTTCAATGTTTGCACCGTTAAAACTATTACCTGTATTATGATTAAAGATTTTACCATCTCTATCACCATGATAAACTCTTTCTAATCCTGTACTATCAAATCCAGATGTAATAGCAGGTGCTTGGATTCCTAATGTTTCTGACCATTCAAATCCTTGTGGTCTAAGTGTTCCTATAATACCTTTTGAAGTTGCTGTTGTATCCGTAGATGTACTATAAAACATTCTGTATTGTGACTTATCTCTAAGTACAACACTACTAAATTGTAATGTATTAGCGGCGGCGGCTATGTCATTAATTAAAGGCTGTATAGCCTGACTAATTGTACCTAACTCAACGTCACCAATTCTTGATGTACCAGCAACTGTTCTGAATCCATCAGGTGCTAAGAATATTAAGTCACCAGCAATCTCTTGGATTGTTTGACCATCTAAGCAACCTACGTTTTTAGTAACAGGAACTACAGCAGTCGTAGCCGCATTATTTATATTTTGTAATTTAAATATTGAGTTTTGACAGAATATAAATAATTCGTTACGGAAACTTTTAAGACCTACTACCTTGTCTTCTAATGTTACACTACCTGAACCTGAACCACTAAAACTATCTATATCATTTGTACTACTATAATAAATAGTGTTAGGTGTAGAAGGGTCTCCTGCAACAACTAAATGTTGGTCATGTATTGTACAAAACTTTGCAGTAGTAGAACCACTAATAGTTATTTGACTTGCAAAGTAAGTTCTAGCATTTATGTTTGCGGATGTACCTGTCATTTTAAATAAGAAAGGTTTGTTATTACCACTCTTATCTGTTATAACTACTTCACCGTAAGTTGATGTACCTTCAAATATAGCAAACTCACATTGGTCTACACCGCTAAGTGCTAACTCACTTCTGCCTGTAAATGCAGAATAATTATCTCCACTAGCATCAACACTAGCTTTATTAAGTTGTAGCCAAGCATTATCTCCGTCTTGACTAAAAAATATATCATCACCTACAACGGCTAGTACACCATCAGCATATACTAACAAACCTTCTACATCATTAGTAGTATTAGGTAACGTATCGCCAAACAAACTAAATCCGTTTATTCTACGATAACCACCCTCTGGTGATACTTCAAAGTTTCTTAACTTAGTAGCAACTCCTGGGGTTTGTAGTAACGCTAAAGAGTTAGTAGACTTATTAAGTCCACCTCCTAACGGTACGGAAAAAGGTTGAGAACCTGCCATTTAGAAATAAGTCCTGTCATCTGACATATAAGTAGGTGCAGGATTAATCAAATTAGATTTCATAGTCCTCATATTCTTTTTATATTCGTCAAGTGCGAAAGAAGCTTGTTGTAGATTTTCTTTAAATTGATGTACATAATATCTTGTACGTGCTGTGATTACATTACTATATTGTTCTGGCATAGTAATCGCATCGTTATATGCTGACAATGATGTAGGCTTTTCAAAAGCATAGAAGTGTACGTTATACACTTTATCAGGTATTGGACTTAATCCAAACTTCCTGTGGTCTGGGCTTTTAATAACATATCTTGGTTCACCATGAGAAGCATCTGAACCGTTTGCATCATCTGCATTTTCACTATCTCTATAATATTGCTTCCAATCAGATAGTGTTAAAAATTTTAATCCTTTAGAAACGTAAGGAGTTGTTTCTCCACTTACGTTAATTGTTGTTAAGTAAAAATCATCCCAATCTACTGAAGAGTAGTCGGTTGTAATATTTGAACTACCACTTTTCAAAGTATACCATCTTGTTCCTGCTGTTGTAGCTACAGTTACATTACCATAAAAAGGGTCTGTACCTCCACTAACTCCTGCTGAAAAAAAAGGTAGCTGTGGTTCTTGATTTGCTATATCAAATATAGATTTATTAATAGCATCTTTTACAAATGCTTGAATACCTGTTGCACTTTCAAAAGTACCAGAAGTTAAGACAACTTCATTAAGTTCTCTCAATACTTCATTACTTAAATCTAAATATGTACTAGCCATTATTTTTTACCTTTAGCTTTTATCTTTGCTTTTTTACTTAAATCTTTAAAATGGAAAAGTTTTACGCTGGTCTTACCGTGTGTTTTGCCAGAATGTAAATCTCCGTTAGGCATTTTGTGTGAACCGCCTTTATGTTCAGTGCCATCTTTTTTATAATGTTTTACGCCTTTCATTATTAATTAGCCTTTGCTTTAGGTGTTCCTTTATAAATAGGTTGACATCCATCCATTTTAACTTCTCCACCACTCATATAATTTACACGTCCACCAGACATCATTTTCTTTTTAGCCATACCACCGTACATCATTTTCTTTTTTTTATCTTTACCATACATCATAATTATTTCCTTTAAAAAGTGGAGAGGTCCGTGAAGACCCCTCCGAGTTTGACATTAGTCAATTACGTAGAATGCACTACATAGGGCATCATCTCTAAGTACTTTCGCACCATAGACATGAAGACCACGCACAATATCACCAAACGATGTTGGGTCTCTCAACACTTCAGTTGAAAGAATTGTGTTTGCAGTAGCTGTAGAACTCATATGTCCAGCCATAACTTTACCAGTCGCATTAGACGTAGCGGCAATGTTATTAGACTTGTACATGTCGAATCCACGTAGCTTTCCACTAGAAACTAAACCGTTTCTGATTGAGCCTTGACCTGCGTTGAAGTCAACAGATAGCATTTTAGAGCCAGATTGTGACAACTCTTCATAGAATGAAGGAGGTGCAACAAACCAACGACCTTCTTCAGGTACGTTCTGGTCATCTAATAGTCTAGCCATTCTAGCCATTAGGTCAATAGCATCTACACCAGTTCCGTCTGAACCAAGTAGGTCTACAGAGTTAGTTGCGTGAGCCATAGTAGCATCAGCAGTAGCACTGTCAGAACCAATAATATGGTCAGGGGATGAAGCAGAACAACCAGAGAACATAGTAGCTAGTACAGCCGCATCGTATGCATCTTTAAGAGCATAAGCCGCAGAGCTTGAAGCTACTTCTTTGAAGTTCACATGTGACATATTACTTTCGATATCATCTACGATGAATTTAAAAGCTTTAGCACTGTCAACAACCAAAGAAATTTCTTGGTCGGTTAGTTTTGTGTCAGTAGTGTCAGAACCACGAGTGTAGTCTGATACTGAAATGACAGGTTCTTTGATAATCTTTACAGAGTCTCCGAAAGAGGAAATTTCACCAGCGTAATCTGTGTTGGTGATAGCTTCTACAACCGAGGCTTTTCTGAAAAAGTTTAAAACCTTTTTAGAGTAAACCGAAGGTAAG